GGCCGGAGGCGATCAGGTGGTGCGCGACGTGCTGGATGTACGCGGGCAGCTGCAGCCCCTTGTGGTGGAACAGCCCCGGGCCGCCCGGCTTGCCCAGCGGCTCGTGCACCGTGCTGGCCTCAGCGGTGCGCGGCGTGCGTGCCAGCTCACCCATGGCCGTTGCGCCGCGCGCTGGATGCCACCGGCCCCGGGCGCGTCTGGTTGCCGCCGTCGCCCGGCGACGACGCGGGGAGGGCGAGCCGCGGCAGCGACGACGGCAAAGGCTCCGCCGTGGCGCCCGGCGGGGTCTGGCCGAGCATGTGCTGCACCGGCTGCTGCCCCGGAGCCGGCGCCGACAGGTCCGGCTGCAGCACGGACACATCGCCGGAGTTGATGAACTGCACCGACGACTCCCGCGTATACCCCGCCTGCCGCAGCGCCAGCAGCCCCTGCGACTTCACCAGGGCCGTCTGCCCCTTCTCCATCTCGCCGTCCTGCAGTGCGGCGATATCGGAGGTGTCAAACCAGAGGCGGTTCCCAGCCGGGACGCCCGCGATCGGCGACAGCGCCCCGCATACGCTGCGCCACTGCGGGCGCCCCCAGAGATTCGCGAGCTTCTGCATCGACTCTTCGTAGCCACGGCCCGCACCGCGCAGCGCCTCCAGGCCAACCAGGACGCCGGGAACCATGCTGTCTGCCAAGATGCGCTCCGTGCCCGCCTGCAGCACGTTCGTGAAGTCCATCTGCGAGAAGGAGTTTCCTATGACCGTGGCATCGGCGCCTTGATCCAAAACCAACGTTTTGAACGCGTTTCCCGCGCCCGCGTACCGGGCCTGCATCCGCTCCCGCAGCGCGTCGACAGTGCCGGGGGCCAGTTTCTGCGTGTACCGGATCAGCAGGTTCGGCGACGCCGCGTTGTCCAGGTACTTGATCTTGTACTTGGCCATGCCGTCGTCGCCCTGCACATCCCGGTACGCCGGCGTCAGCCATGACATGCCCCGGAAATCCGCATTAGGGTCCGGCAACGGTGCCCAGTGCGCCACCTCATCTGCTGGGATGAAGAACCCGCTGCCCTGATCGAGAACCTGCTTCGGCGGTTCCCACCAGTAACCGATCTTGCGCCGGTACCGGCCGCCGCCGCCGGCGACTGAGACGAGTTCAGACACGATCGTCGTCCAGTCCGGCCGCAGCCGTACCAGCCGGTCCTCCCCCGGCGCGTCCCAGATATAGGCGTTCCCCACCAGGGAAACATCCTGCTCCATCCGCGCCAGCAGCATCTGCGACGTCGTATCCGGCCCGAACGGTTCCTCCAGCTTCGCCAGGTCCGTGTTGCCAAATAGGTGCTTATCGTCTTTGGCCTGCCATTGGAACGTCGCCTCGGACAGCAGGTTCATCCGCACGTACATCGCCGCGAACACCACCGCCGAGCTGGCGTGCGCCGACTGCGCCCACACGGACCACTGCGGCAGCACCGCCTCCCGGTCCGGGCTGCCGTAGGTGGTCGTCAGGATCGCCGCGCCGGACGCGACGCCCTCCCAGTAATCCCGCTTGATCAGCCGGTCCCACAGCCTCACGACGCCCGGGCCCTCTCCAGCACCTCAGCCAAAGTCGCGCCCTGACCCGGCCGCGGCAGCGACACCGGGCCCTTCCCGTCGTCGCGCCAGATGCCCCACGCGGCCAGCAGGGCGCCCTCCGCGATCAAGACCACGCCCAGGCACCACACGCCCACCAGGAAGCCGCCGACGAGCGCGCAGAGGGCGCCCAGGACGCAGGCGGCGATCGACGTGCGCATGCCGCCTCCTAGATCACCCAGACGCCCGGAGTTGCCAGTTCTTCCCACCGGCGGAACGCCCAGCACGCCAGCGTCGCCGCCACCAGCGGCGACTGATCCACCACCAGGCGCCGCTCCCACGCCTGCGCCCCTGCCAGCGGGCGCTGCTGCGCCGCGCGGACCGCCAAAGTCAGCGGCTGCTGGTTCAGGTGCACCAGCTGCCCGTCGTTCACCAAGTCCAGGAACTCGCCGTGCGCCACCACCACGTCGGCGGTTGCGGGCTCCGTCACCGGCACGCCCGCGTCCGCCAGGGGGCGCAGCAGCGTCGCCGCCTGCGACCGCGGGTCGATCACCACCGCGACCGGGTCATGCTTGAGATTCAGTTCCCGCAGCCGGTCCACGGCATCGCGGGGATGCTGGTACCAGAGCAGGTCCACTACCAGCCGGGTGCCGTCCTTCTCGCGTCCCGACGCGGCGACGGCGGCCTTGCGGCGGTCCTCGCTGATCTCACATGCGAACGCGACCTCGCCGCTCACAGCAGAACCGGCCCCTTGGCCGCGCACGCTCCCCATGCGTCCCGCGTGACCACCGTCCACTCCCCCGCGCCGGCCACCGGGTAATCACCCACCGACAGCCGCTCCCGGGCAAACACCTCCGGTGCCAGCGCCGCGCGCTCCCGCTCGATGTAATCCGCCGGGATGCGGATGCCCAGGCCCGGGTTCGCCAGTGCCCACGCCGCCGGGTCCGCCGCCTCATAGGCGCCCTCATCAACCGACCATTCCATGAACGCCAGCGACGGATCACCCGCCATCCCGCGAATGCGCACGCGGCCAAGCTGGATGCTCTCCGGGTTCCCGGCCGTCGAGGTGTACCACACCTGCGGATCAGGCCTGGCGGTCAGCGTCGGCAGCAGCGCCGCCATCTCCTGATCGCCCAGCTTGTACGCCTCGTCCAGGATCACCAGATCCGACGTGAACCCGCGCCCGGACCCCGACGACCGCGCCACGAACCGCAGCCGCTTCCCGTTCTTCAGCTCGATCGCCTCAGCGCCCGCCGCCGTGCGAATCCGCGCGATCTTCCGCTCAAACTCCGGATGGTCCTCCACCAGCGACCGAATCCGCAGGAACGCCTCCGCCGCCGTCTTGAACTCATGCGCCGAATGCAAGATCAGCCGCACGTCCGGGAACAGGAACAGCGCCGCCAGCTCCAGCGCCTCCAGCACCGTCCCCTTGCCGTTCTGCCGCGCCACAATCAGGCACACCTCAAACGCCGCCCACCGGTCACCACGGCGCCGCAGCCCCTGGCGGATCACCAGTTCCTGCCACGGGTCCAGGTTCAGCCCCGCGCGGGCCGCCAGCTTCAGCGCCCGGTCACCCGACCGCGCGTCATCGAAATCCGGCGCCGTGCACAGGCGCGGGAGCTGGCTACCGAGCAACCCTGCGGGCGGCGAGCTCATCAGCAGCGAGGTCATCAATCGCGTCCTTCTCCGGCCGCTTTTCCGCCGACGCCTTCCGCAAATCATCCAAAATCAGCCGCAACTGCCCCGCGGCAGCCGCCGCGGCCACCGCGCCGCGCGCCGTGTCGATCTGCCGCGCCAAAGACACCGCCAGCGCGGCCAAGCCCTCTGCTGCGACTGAACAGCGCAACCGGCGCAACTCGGCGCGCGTGGCGCGCTCCACGCCACCGGCGCGAGGGATGGTCACAGACGGTCACCATCCTCGGCTTGGGAGGGCCAAAAATTCGGCTGTAAAAATGCGACTTGGCTGCGGGGTCGGCTGACCACCCTATGCGAGGATGGGCGATTCGCTGACCTGCGGAAACCTAGAAATGTCCGGTTTGCGGCCTGTGGATTGCTGCGGAGGGCCGGATGGACGGATTGCCGCCGGTCACTATGCGTGACCGTCAACCATGCGGCCATCGTCATGCGTGACCGTCACCAGCGCCGCGCGCTGGCCCATCCTTTCGCCACTGCGCGCATGCGGTTGCCCATCGTCGCACCAGCGGAACGGTTGCAGTGCGCGTGCGCCAGGCGGGTGACCTGCGGGCCGCCGAACACCCGGCCCGGGTAATGGTCCAGCTCGAGCGCCTGCCCCCTGAACATGCCACGGCCGCAGTACGGGCACGGCTCGCCGTCTTGCAGTGCGGCCATTTTGTGCCGCCTGTCCACCTCATGCGCGTGGCCGAGGCCGCGCTGGGTGGTGGTGCCGCGGTGCCGTTTCCGGTATGCCATGGTCACCACCCGCGCATGCGAAAGGCCGCACACCCGGGATCAGGGCATGCAGCCGCACGCACATAGTAAGCGCTCTTTGGGCAGAAAGGGAACTAGCGCCGCGTGCAACTTCATCAGCGCGGCGGCGTCGTACTCGGGCCATGGGTGGCCGCGCTTGCCGGTG